ATGTCAAAAAAAATGTGCTCGAAAAATTTTTCCTCGCATAAAAAATCGTACAATAACCCCAATATCACCCTTCATAGCGGTGTTCAGATAGCCTGTCAGTTCACCCTTCCAACATACAGAGAAAACGAAGGCTGTGATTATATCGAGTTCTATGCCTATGACCCGGCTCGGGGTAAAATGCGTCGTAAAAGAATTAAACTAAACCGGATTAAAGGTATAACCAATCGCAGAACGTATGCCCGTGGAGTGATGAAGCGGTTAACGGAACAGTTAAACAAGGGTTGGAATCCGTGGATTGTCAATGACACGAGCGACCTGACTGTATTCGAGGAAGCAGTAAGCCGCTATGAGGCACACATAGAAAAAATGCTGGCGAGCGGTTATTTCCGCAAAGAGACATATAGCGGTTACAAGTCCTATGTCAAGATCATGCGGGAATATATCTCAAAAAAGAACCCGATCTACTATGCCTATCAGTTCGACCGCAAGTTCTGTGTTGACTTTCTTGACTACGTGTTCATAGAACGTGACAACGGAGCGCAGACGCGAAACAACTATCTGAATTTCCTCCGGGTGTTTTGTGGATTTCTTGTAGACAAGGGTTATCTCGACAGTAAACCGACAGATGGAATCTCTCCGATCAGCAAACGGCTCTACAAGAAAGAGCGGGAGTGCATACCTCTTGAGGTGGTAGGGTGTATTGCCGAATATTGCCGGGAGAAAGACCCGGAATTTCTTTTTGCCTGTTATCTGCTGTATTATTGCTTTATCCGGCCAGTAGAAATGACACGTATTAAAGTGAGGCATTTCAACCTTAAAGCCTGTACATTGACAATACCGGGTGAACTGAGCAAGAATAAGGTGACGCAGACAATAACACTTCCAAAGAAGGTCATCCAATATGGAATCGACCTCGGTGTATTCTCCGCACCGATGGAATATTTCATATTCTCGTATAGGCTGAGACCCGGAGAAAAGGAAATCGATCCAAAGCATTTCCGGGATCACTGGGACAATGTGCGCCGTGCCCTGAAACTCAAAAGGGAGTGGAAGTTCTATTCGCTTAAAGATACAGGAATCACGGAAATGTGCGATAAGAATGTAGCGCCCCGGCATGTAAAAGACCAAGCCCGGCACTCGTCATTGGCGATTACGGATATCTATTTACAGAAGAGTGCGAGTAAAGCTCCCGGCAACCGGGACATTATCGGATATAACGGAGCTCTTTAATCATCGATAATGGGATAGAATTCTCCTTTAAGCAGCTGCGACATGCCGTTTTCGGTGAATGTCGCAGTTATTTTTTCGCACAGGTAGCGCCTTCCTTTGATATGGAAAACAGACCTGACGGAAGGCATGGAGGAGGAAATAAATGATATCTTGAGCTTTTCACGTGGATTTATTTTAATGCCGGAAAGATAGGGCGCATATCTGTTGTCCAATGAAAAGCGTTTGTCAACGGCCGGACACAGGTCTGAAGGAGTGAGCCCGGCTTCTTGATCAGATGTGTTTCCATTCCAATAGGCAAGATATATTTTGTCATAATATACCGGGGATGAATCCTGTTCTCCCTTGAGGAGATTACTGTAGGCAACGGGCTGCCGGATGCCATCGGCATCAAGCTCTTCATTTTCGTTAAAGTCTGCCGGTGCGAGAAAGGGGCAATCTCCATGTTCGGAGTCAGTGTAGTCGATACAGGCTGGCACACATTGAAGCTCTATGTCATTGTCGGAATCTGGATCTTGAATGACATTACCGAAGCGATTAAGATCGAGCCATCTATAGAAATACATATTGGGAAATTCTTTTAAGTTAGCGTAAACCACACGCCATATGCCGTAACGGTGCGACTCGACAATGTGTATCAGCATCCCGATATTTTTCCCACGCTCCGTATCCTTACCTGTCGGGGAAGGACCGAGGATTCCAAAAGAGGCCGTGCTCCAATCAAGGAATTCACGTTCAGTCTGAAATTCCTTGTAATATTTGTTTTCAGACCTTATCAGGTCAATGAACCATTGGCACTGTTCGAATTTCCATTTTTCGTCACCACGGTCAGCGTAACTTAGATTTGCCAGACCTTTGAAGGTGCAAAGTCCGTCATTATATGATATTTCAGAGTCGAAGGAATCGACCACCTGATCGATTTTAAATACAGGGAGTGATTCCGTAATAACATTGCAGAATGTCAATCCGATATGCTTAGCCTTATGGTCAATATCGATTTCACACACGAGGATTTTTTCCAACTCCTCGAAGAATTCCGATACAGACCAATGCGGGAGGATACGTCCGTACTGAGGAATGTCCCAAGCTGCCGGGAGTGTATTGCAGATGAGCAGATAAAGCTCCGGGGATGCTTCCCATCCGGAGAAATCATAGGTGTAACCGACTGCCTGACATATACGTGTGGCAATGACAATAAGATATGGCTGAAAAGACAGCTTTCCCGTGTCCTTTGCGGACTGAGCCCAGACGAGGGCACCGCCGGAATCATATATCATTTCATTCTGAATGCTGCCGGATTCATCGTATACCCAAGGCAAGGCGACCTGAGCTGCACCATGTCCGATGTCGTTCAGGTATTCTGACGGAAGGCGTGGCAATGATGAAGCAGGATAGCCACCGAGATCAAGATCGTTTATATAGATTTCATCGAATGTGGTGTTGAAGTTCTGGACACTGCGTCCTTCGAGGAACTGACATTTCACCTCGATATCGGTAGCGCCAACGACGGTGACAACCCCGTTTTTTGAAAATCCGCGGTCAATGACAGATGCCTCAAAAACTATATTACGAGAATCGATGTCCATTCGGTCAATATGTCCGAAAATATCGAGATTTTCGGGACAGTCAGCCAATGGCAATGTTATTGAAAGGGTGTAATCGTCAGCGTCAGAGAAAGAGCGGTTTTCCGAGATATAATCGAAAGAGCTTCCTTTCTTCAATACTGCATTCTTTCCATCAATGATTAGCTGCATTTTTACGGGATTTAGGAGATTTATTGTTTATGAGGCGTGAATATTCGTCCTCTGCCTGTTTTATGCCCTGATCACCTGTGACGGTGTTGACCGTAATAAACGGTTGGTTGAGCCTGTCGGTAAGATTGTCAACAGTGCGTGACATCTGCATGGCAGCGGCCACAATGAGTGCTGGGCTTCCGTCATTTTCGGCAATCCGGACGAGGGAATTGTTTGCGGTGATGGCGCGTGACACATCATCAGGACGGAGTGACCCGACTGTGTTGGTCCGCTGCGCGTAGTCAAGAGCCTCGATCATCGGACGTGCGACGGGACTGGCGAGAAGCTTCTGTGAGGCCACCCATTCACCGGCATGAACGATGCCGGCCGGCTCGTACTTACCTCCGGGCTTTGTGAATCCGCCTTCGGCGTAGCCCTGAGCCTCGGCCGCCTGCCGCTGTTTCTTGATGACTGCAATCTGGGCAAGACCTTGGGCTGTGGCCACAGCGGCGGCCATAGCTCCTACAATCTGGGATGCAGGGAAGGGAAGCACCTGCGCAGATCCGTATGCCTTAAGGGCATTCGCCGCGGTATCGGCAAAGGCCTGAGCGACTTGCATTGCATATTGCTTTTTTGTGACATCATTTTTTATCTTGGCTATTTTTTCCTCTTTTTCCTTCTCAAGCTTCGTGACTTTATATGAATTGCCCTGAGCATTCTCGATTTCCTTTTCGTAACGCTTTTCGATGGTGTTAATCCGGATTTCAGCGTCAGCCTTGGCATATTCAGTGGCGACCTGCATCCCGGCTGTAACGGCGGCGGAGACCGCTGCAGTGCATTGGCCTATACGTTCAAGAGTGCCGGCAAGAGATCCTTCGAGTCCATCAAGCAGGCACTTGAAGGAATCGGCGATGTTATAGAGCATGGCGTTCCATTCTCCTGCGGAGCTGCGGAGTCCGTCAAAGATTGTTTTCCGGGCTTCTTCTCCGATGGAGGCAAGACGGTCATAGAATTCCTCTGAAGAGACCAGTCCTTCAGCGAGCGCATCCTGTAGCTGTTTTTTTTCGGCTTCGTACTTTGCCGCTGCTTCTGCGGCCGAAGCAACAGGAGAAGATCCGGGGAGTTCGGAACTGTATTTATCGGACAGACCCTTGAGATACCTGGCATATTGCTCGGCTGAAACGATGTTGGCTTTCAGCAGGGCGTCAAGAGTGGCCTTTTCAAGCCTGAACCTTTCGGCCGCACTCTTCTTGTCATAAGCCTCACGGAAGGTGCTGACGGCCTTGAAATAGGTTTTGTTCAATGTCAGCTCACGCTCCTTCTCAAGAGACTCGATTTCAAACCGAACGTCGGCATGCTCCTTCGACCCTTCCGTGTAAAGGGCGAGCTTGTCGTCAAGGGCTGTACGACGAATACGGTACAGTTCTGTCTGAAGGGCTATCTCGTCCTGTACCGTAGGATCGGATTTGACATCAAACATGTGTTGCGCATCCTGTTCTTCGGCATTTTTACGACGGTTGATAGACTGTAGTGCGAGGGCGGTACGGTTCTGTTCATATTTCTCGTCGGATTTCTCACGGTCAAGGAGGAGCTTCTGGTAGTCCTTGTCGTCCTGCAGATATGTGTCTTTCTGGTCAGAGAATGTTTTTTGGAAATGCGATATCGAGGAGTCATAATATTTCAGTTCATTCTCGTGCCGGCGACGCAGGAGTTCGTCATATTCGATAACTCCAGATTTGTAAAGTTCGAGCACCTGACGGTCAGAGGCGGAACGCTGGGCCTTGTAAGAGTCAAGCTCGGCCTTGAATTCTTTTTTTGCCTTGGCCGCAGCCCGGCGTTCTTCGGCCTCTTTTTTCTTACGTTCTTTGTCGGCTTGAACCTGCGAGACATAACCTGTAGGGGATGGATTCTCTACAGATTCGGGAGTGAGCCCGGACTGTGGCTTTGATGCGGCAGCAAGAGCGGCAGGACCGAACTTTTGGATCAAGTCCTCATTGGCTTCTTCCAGTGCCCGGCGCTTATCATACAAATCCTGTACTTCATTGCCTTTGTCGATAAGCGCATTTTCGGCCTCTACATACGCGGTCATAGCTTCGGCGTATGCAGCGTGCTGAGCCATGCCTGTAGACATAAGGCCGGTGGCATCGGGTGTTTTATCGACCTTTAATCTGGCAGCGTCCCTCTCTTCAGCCAACCTAATCTGTGTTGTTTCTCCGTCAATGATATTCTGTTCAATTTCAAGTATCTCCTGCTGGTTCTTATACACGAGATCAGCGGCTGCCCTCGCCCTCGCATTTTCGATGATTGAACGGGTTAGTTCATCATATCGGTCCTTTGCGTTGCCGAGCATGATGTCTTCAGCGGATAGGTTCTTAAAATAGTCAGGATAGAGGGAAATCAGTTCTCTCGAAGCTTTTATTCTTTCTTGTTTTGATGTCGCTTCACTCATTGCTGCCCTGTACAGCATGTCAAGACGGCTTTTTTCTTCTTGAGCATACTGTTCCGAAGCCAGAGAGATGTCCGATATGGATTTTTTATAAGCTTCGGCCTCTTTGCGCAGACGGCTCTGTTCTTCAGCAGCTTTCTTTGCCCTTGACGAGTAAGTCCATAACAGACCGATGGCCGTGGTGATTGCCGTTATCATGAGGCCTATAGGGCTTACAGAAATCGAGGCATTCAACAAGCGTTGAGCGACAGCAGCCTTAGTGACATTTTTGGTCAATTTATAATAGGCTAATGATGTGGCAAGGACGAGTGGCCGCACCAAAGCTTTCAGGCGTAAGCCAGTCTGTTCAACTGCATTTTCGATAGCCTTTGCGGCTACGTATGCCTTTACGGTGGCAATGTAGGCAAGGAGTGTAGCCGATAGCGTAAGTATAACCCCCTTGTATTCAAAACAAAATTTAATGAGTGTCAGAAGCCCCCTCGTCATGGCGGAGGTTGACGATATCATGTGAGACATCAGGGGGGAAAGGCGCTGGCCAAGCTCGACGCGTAGTTCGTTCACGGCGTTTTTTGCCTTTTCGAGTGAAGCCTGTACAGTTTCGTTCTGGACTGCAAACTCCTTATCAATGGATGTTCCCTCCGCAAAGGCAACATTTGCGACTTCCTGCTGGGCTTTTACCTGATCAATGTGGGTGGCAAGGGTAGATAAGGCAGCAATGGCACGAGAGCCGTTCTCGCCCATGTCTTTGAACATCGGCGACAGTGTGTCCATACCACCGGCTTTCTGGAGGGTTTCGAGGAAAAGAATCAGGGCGCTGTTGACATCAGTCTTCAGCATCTGTGTGAATTTCTTGACATCGAGGCCTGCGACCTTGGCGTATTTTGCAGGTTCTTGCATCATCCGGACGATGACTTGAGAGAGTGCTGTGGATGAAGCTTCGACCTGTTGGCCATTGCTGTCAAGGACTGCTCCAAAGGCCATTATCTGTGGGATTGTCATATTTGCCTGTGCTCCCACACCTCCCATTCGCGAGGCGAAATCGGCGAGGTAGGGTGCTGATGCCGAACAGTTCTGCGACAGTTCATTTATGACGGAACCCACTTTAAGCAGGGATTGTTCCGTACCGTAACGTGATTCGTCACCGAAAACCCCGGTAAGTTTGGAGAGTTTAAGCGTAGCGTCCGAACCAAGGTCATCAAGTGCGACATTGATTTTATCAGCTGCTTTGACAAAACCGAGGATATCGTCCTTTGAGGTTTTGCCGAGACGGCCGGCTTCCTGTGCGAGTTTGTTAAGATTCTCGCGTGAAGTACGGGTGTCGATTTTCTTGAACTCCACGTTCAGGTCATCGACAGCTTCCGCTGTCATCCCTGTGAATTTGCGGACATTGGCCATTTCCTGATCCATGTCCGCATAGGCATCGACCGCACCACGCATGATGTCGAATGCGTTCCCTCCCCATTGCTGCAATAGGTCAATGGCAGGCCAAGCCCCCAAAGCCCAGTCCTGAAACCGAGACCATGCTGACTGCTGTCCGTCAATCTCATCTTTTAATTCTGCGAGGCGCGCTTTCAGACTCTGAATCTGCTCGACATGTGAATTCCATACTTCCGTGCCCGGAGTCAGCCCCTTTAACTGTTTATTGAGGGTGCGGAGCGCCTTTTCGAGTTGCCGTGGAGTGGCCGTGTCGAGACTGCCGAGGGCTTGGGTAACGCCCTCGGTAGCGGATTTAATTCCTTCAAGCTGTTTTTTGTATGACGACAGTTCTTTCCGGGCCTTTTCCAGTGTCTTAGGCTCGAATTTGTCAAGTTCGGTCTTGGCATCTTTTACCGCACGTTTAAGATGCCCGATTTCAGTAGAATATTTCTTTAGCTGTGATTTAGCGGCCTCCAGTTCCTCAGGTGAAGCACCCGAGGCTTTCATCTCGTTTATCGCGGTTTTTGTCCGGGCTGCATTGTCCATGACAGCCCAAAGGCGTGTGTTGTAATCGTTCAGCTGATTTTGGGCATTCTCAAGAGCCTTGGGGTCTTTTATCTTGTTTTTTAATTCCTCAATCGTCTGTTCTGTGGCCTTGATTTTCGTATCAAGCTCGGACATCATCTGTTTTGCCTGAGCGCCATTAACATTGAGGGTTACAGTAGCAGTTTCGTTTATACCACTCATAGTCGGAGAGATTAATTTCCGACAAAGTAACCGACTGTCAGACGGAGATTAAAAGACACAAAAAAAGCCCTGCCGGATTATGGCGGGGCTTGCAATATAGTAGTCCTGATGATTAGGTATGACAGAGGTTGACCCGGGTTGGCGGGACTCCATCAAGAATATAAAATACTATGATGGAAGCGAAATCGGCCTCTTCTGAGACATTCTGTTCATCCCGGCCTCCGAGGTAGGCTTCGAAGCTGTGGCCTCCATGTATCACCTCAGGCAGACGGGATGATTCAGGTAGAACGGCAGTGGCCACACGCGCAGTTCCGACAGTGACGGTTACGGTGCTGCCATGCAGGTGAAGCCCTACGCGGTCGCCGGGAGTAATGTCAGAAAAAATTCTGACCGACCTACGGCCTTTCACGAAGATATTGAACACTTCGGCCGTACAATCACTATGGGTATTAACGATTTCCTGCACACGTGAGACACAGGGCGGTTGGGATGGCCGAGATGTCCGTATGTGCTTCTTAGGTGCGCGGAAAAGAGACATTATCCCTGCTGCGACGAGGGAAAATAATGTGACACCGGGTGTAGAAAAACGGAAAGGCATATAACAGTAAATTTTATCAGACTTCTTTCATAATCCATCCGCAGATGGCATCTTTGTCCTCATAGTGGGCGCGGAATCCTTTTTGAGCAAGGTAGTCGCAGAGCATGTTCTCGTCGAAACGGCACATAGTACCCATATGTAAAATCATTGTCTGCGTGTCAACGAGTATATGAGCCTCGTGGTCGTAGGTCTCAGCAGGTTCGTAGTTGGCAAGGTAGGCATCGACAACGGCCTTTTGCCCTTCGGATAGTAGGTTTAATTCTCCCATTTTGCTTGATTTAGTTTGGCGTTAAAGGCAGGATATAAAGACGGCTGCCGTATCCCGTCGCCAAACTAAAACAAGACTTGTCTCCGAAGAGCAAAGTTGTAAGGATACAGCAGCCGTCTAAAGCTGTTTTATGTAAGGGCATAAAAAATGCCCGAAGAATGTTCGAGCCGATGACCGAGGCTCTGCGGTAGACATACGTCTTATTTTAGTTGGCATTGCAAATATACGAAATTTTTCCGATACTACAACAAAGCAACATAAGGTTTTTTTGTTGAATTGGATACAGGTAAATGCCTGTATCTTAAAACTGTTATCAACAGATTTCTCCTTGAAAATCTACATTTTTTTGCGTTTTTCCAGTGGTTAAAAATGCAAATATACTATTTTCAAGCAATTAAAGGGGTTAAAAGGGGAAAAATTCCCCTTTTTCCGACGGAAGACCCCCCGCACGCCCTACGGAGCGAGGGGCGCTCTTCCTTTTGATTTTTGCGGAATATGCAGGGAGTGCCGTGCAATCAGCAGAAAAATTTATCCAGCGGAGATATAGTGCGCACGGTAATGAGACCAATGTGTGAGTGCAGCTCACGCTTTGGTATACCGCTCTGCCCCTTGTGGGCGTGATGGCTCGGTGAAGCAGTGAGGGGCGCGAAACGTGATGTGGCCGTAGAAGTGAAATGGAGTAAGGGAGTGAGTAGGCGGTGCATTACAGCATGCCAATAAGGCCGCCTCGCTGCCGGCGATTCCCGAATGGCGATAAAGGCGAAGGACGGAGGCGTGTGCCGATGGGATTTATCGGCAATCGGAGAGCAGCCCGATGAACCCTCGGCATAGGCTTCCGGCTGTAGGCAGCCATGCAGGGATTAGGCGGTAGCGAATGCGAGCGTAATGCTCCGTGCTGTTATCGGGCCAGTGCCGTAGGTGATAAGCCCGATAATGGCAATACTCTATCCCGCAAGGAATATGAACGCTACGGCCAATGGTAGTGATGTGCCCCTATGCGCTTCACCGAGGGGGGAGGGGTGGGCGACTCTTTTATATCAGATCTTCTTGAATAGATATGACAATGGCTTCCGGGATATGTCGGAAGCCATTGTCATTTTAGGATATGTATGGAGATGCGAGGGGCTGTCGCTGTTTAGCGGGAGGCGGGTTATACGGCGGGTATTTCTTCCACGCTGTCATAGCCCTGCCACGGCTTCCAACCACTACGGTACCACACACGGCTATACAAGTTATGTCCACTGGGGGCTTTATAGTGAGGGATGTACAGCTGGGCGATGAAGAGGCTTGCATTCAGCGTTACAAGCACACCATAATCGTAAGCTCCCGAAGGAACACCGACAGAAGCACCACGAACAATAGCATATGTTCCTGATTCAGTCAGCAAATCAATATCAGTTGCTGTTCCACGAAATGTTACCGTGTCCGTCAGATACCTTTTAAAGATAGCATTGGTGGCCTCTACAGTTCTATCGCTCATGCGGCAACCACCTCCTTTCGATATTTCAGACTACGGTTTTCCAAGCTTCCCAGCCATTGACACCACTTTTGACTCTGAAATACAAATGGCCTCCGTCTCCGGCTCGAAAGACAAGCTGATATACATTCAGATGGAGCATTATCATTCCTCCAGCCGTCACCGGCCAATTTGACCCAGTACTGTCTAACCGATATATTCCGCATCCCGTTATATCGTTCAAATCGCCTGACACTAATTCTGAATGAATTTGCAGCATTGCGGCATTTGATTTTTTCAGATCTCCGGATGTGTCCGCGCAAAGGACGGACAGTCCGTCGAGGGTTGCCTGTGCCGGCAGTGACTTCAAGACATCCTTTAGATCGTAAATCCTGTCGTTCATGCCGCACTCCTTTCTCCGCAGATTGCGGGTGAGAAGTGTAACATATTGGGAATGTGGATTTTACCCCCCCCCGATTTTGCGAGAAGGTCGGCCACGTCCTCAGGCGCGGGAGTCCACATCAGGCTGCCGGTCTTACCGCGTTCGACCATCACGCATTTGACCTTGGAGGCCGATGTCACAGCGTTGGGTACGGCGTATATGTGCAGGGCTCCGTCACCGTCGGTTCTGTGTATAATCATCGTTCCGCGATAGATACCATCAGAAATCTTTGACAGACGTGTTGCCCCGCGAGAGCCGTCACCACCATTGTGGATGGCTTGCAGATACTCTTTCTGACTTCCAAGCTCGCCGAAAAGTGTGATTGTGATGATGTCGCCAACGGCGAGTTCTTCGGTGTATTCAAGCAGCGCTAACGTATACTCTGTGGTTTCCTTGTCGGGGTGGCTGTCCTTGACGATGTTCCTTCCGCTGACCACCCCAAGCTCTTTCAGCCGTGCGGTGATTGCGTCGATGTCGCATTTCTTGAGGCTTCCTCCGGCAGAGGTCATTACGAAAGCATCGCCTTTGGCAGTGGCGGAGGGGTTGACTTTTGTCGCGTCGATTGTTCTTTCTGTACTCATCTCTCCTTAGTTTGATTTGTTGTTGTTTGCGTTTGCTGACTCAGGGGAGATGGTGCAGATTTGCAACAATCTATCAACCAATAAATTACCCCCCCCCGAAACCTAAATCTTCAGGTGCAGGTGTCCAGTCCGAGGCGATGTTGCCGCGTTCGAGCTTGATGTCGCGGACGCGAAGCTCGCAGAAGTCAGCACAGTTAAGGTATATAAGCTGGTCGCTGATGTCTTCCTGAGTGAAGTTGTTTGTGTGGAGTTCGAAATAAAGCCTCCTGCGTTCGCCTCGGGTCATGGACTGAGACGCTGTCGTGCCTGTCAGAGGGTATTTAGTAGTTCCAAGGCATATCCGCGCGGAGAACCGAAGTTCTGTAAGAGCCTCCACTTCCAAGCTGAGCATATAGACCGAGTTCGGTTCGAGCCTTTTCAAGACAGCTGTCTCCATTTTGTACATCAGAATTTTATACGTTCCCGCTACTGATGCGGAGGTGTCCAAAATTTTCAAGTGCGCTCCGCGTGTTCCGTCAGGCCACACATATCCCTCGCATACCTTTGGATACTCGGTGTTTACCTGCCAGTTGGTAGAGCCTTTATTGGTGTTCCTGAGCAGATTCCTTCCTCCGACCTGCACGGTGGCCCTTAGAAGCTCCATGAACCTTTCGGCCTCCATGCGTTCGAGCACTGTGCCGGACTTGTCGACGAGGAGCAGCTGGCTTCCCTCGGGCAGCTCGGTAATCTTTACCGCGTCATTCGGGGTCTTTGTCCTGTTGTTGTCTGTTGCCATTTTTTTGTTGTCTGTTTTTTGGTTGGTATTGTCGTTGATTATATTTCTGTGCCATGCGGTCAGCCCGTGCGGCATACCTCGATGTCGAAGCCCCCGTAGTTGGGGGATGCGTCGTCGGAGACCCACACGGTGACGAGGAGGTCGCTGCCGGATGCCGCCACTGATTTCAGGGATGGTTTGGCGGGGCATTCCGTTGGCTTGTCGGCCACGCCTCCGTAGCCTGTCAGCCTTATGAGGCTGTTGGCGGGGGTGAGGCCGTAGCTCGCCGGGAATCTCAGCGTGTAGCCGGCTGCGGGGGTTGAGCCTTTTGCCAGCGTGACCCCCGCCGATGTGCCGGGGTAGAACCGGGAGGTGAGCGTGGCGGGCACGGATGCGGATGTCGAGCCGTCGGTGACGCGCCCGGCGTAGACCGTGGCGGGCTGCCTTACGCCGTTGACCTCGAGGATGCCTCCGAGAAGGAGGCGCATGCGCTTGGCGGTGCTGTCGTAGAGGGCTATCAGGTAGTTCTCGGTGTCCTTGGTGAGCGCGAACCCGTTGCCGAAGTAGCGGGTCATCATCGCGTCGGCCACGAATGTCGCCTGTGTGAGCTTCACGGTGGCCGAGGCGCTGTCGCCGGTGGCCTGTAGCTCGAAGGAGATCTCATGGCGGCCTTCGGGGACGGCCACGGTATAGGTGCGTGTGGCCGAGCCGGAGTATGAGCCGTCCGCGTTCATGGCGCATGCGGCGACCAGCAGCCGGGAGCTGTCGAGGAGCGCGCCTTTCACGTCATACGTGGCCACGGTGCAGTAGACGTAGGCGGTCTTGAGCATTACGGGAGTCATCTCTGAACCTGCGGCGCGGGGCGAGGCGTCGGGATTCAACTCCGGGCCTGTGATATCAGACTTCATGAACACGTCGGCCGAGACGGTGATCCTTACCGAGCCTATGCCGGTGGCGGTGGAGGCGGAACGCTCCATGACCACCCTCGTGTCGGTGGCCGCAGTGGTGGGGCTGGCCGCCGCGCTCATCGTGACGGCCTTTCCGTCAGGGGCGGGGAGCGTCTGTCCGGCGGCGGGCATGACAGATTCGTAGGTGTAGGAAGAGCCGTCGAGCCTCGCGCACTCGCTTCCGTCGGCATCATAGATGCGGACGGCCTTCCCGTCGGGGTCAAGCAGCACGCGTTTGCCGTGGGGGTCGCCGGCGGAGACGGAGCCGGAGACCCTGACGTTCTCGAATGTGCCGGTGCGGGCGGTGACATGCCCTTCGAACACCTCGAAGAGGACGTTGCCCTCTGCGTCGCGCATCTGTACGTATTCGGCCATGAGGTTGCGCACGTAGGCAAGCTCGGCGAGCAGGAGTTCGGTGGCGATGAACCTCTGCTGTTCGCCTGTCACCCAGTGGTCCTTTCCCGGGCCTCCGGCGGGGAGGGGCGGATAGGTTGTGTTCTTGACGTGGGTCAGCTTGCATGCGCATGCGTAGAGGCGGCCGGAGTTGTCGTCGCGGGCGAGCACGAGGTCGCGCCGCTCCTCGCCGTCCTTTCCCTGCATGAACACGTAGTCATCGGGGTATTCGTCCCACAGCCGGGGGAAGGGTACGTAAGGGCCGTTTGTGACGACGGGGATGTCGGCGCGCGCCACTTCCGACGTGCCTTTTGTGACGGAGAACGCGAAGCGCGACGGGCGCACGGGGTAGACGAGCTGCATGGACATGCCGGGGACGTACTGGGCGCGGTTGCCGTCGACGTAGAACCACATGGCGAGTCCGTGGCCGGAGGGGTTGTCAATCTCCGAGACTGCATCGCCGTCATGGCGCATGAGGCGGCAGGAGAGCGCCACGGGGGAGTAGGCACCTGTCATGGTGTCGTATCTCACGGCGGTGACCGAGGGGACGAGCGTCCATGTCACGGAGTCAGCGCCCGGCTCTCCCGGCTGTCCGTCGGATACAAATGGTATTGTAACCGTGTAGACAGTGATTCCTGAAAGAACGAGGTACGCGGTAACTCCGGAGGCTTGTACATTGACGGATATTCCGTCATCGGGGCTATAACTGAAATCCGGCGCGGAATCATTGCCCAGACCGTACGAACAGGTAACGCTTATCCCTTCTGTCCCCCAAGAAGATGGAGGCACGGTGACCGGGGTGTCATCTCCTGTCTGACGGATCACGCGCAGGGTGATTCTATCGATATCCGAGACAAGGCTGCCCCCGCTCCATCTCAGAGGGACAGAGCTGCAGGAGGGGACGAGGCGGTAAGAGACGGCATCCTTTCCGGGGACAGGCGTGCGGTTGAACCGGATTGTGCGTACGGCGGAGGCTTTCATGTGTCAGACGGCGATTATGGTGAGCGATATGTCATTGCCCTGCACGCAGTCAGCACGGGTGACCGTAAAGCTTGAGACCGCCTTGTCCTTGGTGGCCGGATTCAGTATGTTGCCGGCAAAATCGGTCATTATGAACAGGAACTGAGTGCCCGGGATCGGTGATTTTGATTTACGTGTGACGAGCTTAGGGGTGTAGACTACCTGAGAATTCCCGTTTGTGTCCTCGTCGATGGTCTCGTCCTCCGGCACGGGGTAGGGTTCGATGTCGTAGGGGTCGCTGGTGTCCATTACCGATGCCATGTCGGAGATCTTCTCTCCATTTTTCTCAGCTTCGACACGGTACATGGCGGAGGTCTGGACATCGGCTTCGGCAACTGTCAGAGATTCGCCGGTGGCTATCTGGATCCATCCGGGGGTGAGGGATGAACTACTGTCGCTGACATCCATCTTATACCATTTGAAAGTCCATCCCGAGTCAACCGCACCTCCTTTAAGGACCTTTGCCGTCAGACGGCATGATCCACCCTTTTCGGTGATGGCGAAGTTGTCCGGGGAGGCGATGGTGACTTTCGCGCTGTCACCTGACCGCTGCGAGATTGGTATCGGGTATGATGCGCGGATACGGTCAGCGACAGTGCTGTTGGGCGGATTCACTACGGCTACCATATTTATGACAATCGAGGCCCAGCCGGTTAGTTCGGGGAGATTCCGGAGTATCTGCAGTCCATGATATATGTTGCCGCTTCCGGGTGTAATTTTTTTGAACACTCCGGCGTAGTCAGTGTTGAGCGTGCCACCGGCCTGAAGTCCGGATGACAGGCCGTCAGATCCGAAGAGTATGCGGTCATCGCCGATATAATATTCCATGTCGGCGGGTGTGACCGCTCCCTCGCTGCGGGAGTTTGTCAGGAGGAAGTTCAGCTCAGGCCGGTAATAGGGGCTTGTGGTGTCCTCGAAGGACGGCAGGACGGATGTGCCCGCTGTCTGGGAGGCGTATTCCTGAAAGAGATCGCCGGCCGGAGACATTATATTGGCCACGTACGTACCGGACTTCATGTTGAATTTTATGGTACGGGTAGCTGATGCCTTGCTGATCATAGGTCAACCTCGCTTTCTTTGTCATTTGTCACCGTGTCATTGTTACCGGGGACGGCCTTGTCAGTGCCATCCTCTGTGCTGCTGTCGCTGTCCTGATCTTTGTCTTGGATGGATTGCCCTGATCCGTCAGGTTCGTCCGCTCCGTCAGGTTCGTCCGGCATGATGAACCGGTCATCCGTAGCGACAGGGAGGGGTCGGAGCACTGAACCGTCCTGTTCCTGACGCGCTTCCCAAGGCTGAAGGGGGAGCGCGCCGATACGCCCGCAGATCTGAGGAATCTCATAGAGTTTTCCGAAGGCGAGCATGTCTGCCTGCCACAAGAGATAATTCCCGTCAGAGAGTTTCAGACGCAGCCTGTCGACGTTGAGATGGGCTGCGACAAGCGGATTCGCTTTTATGTATAATGCCATATCGAATAGATTGAAATTGTGAATGTAATATCATGTCAGCGGACAAGAAGTATCTTTCCGTCCACGGTGAGTATGCAGCCGTCCACGGTCAGCGCTTTAAGCGGCTGGCGCGGAGTGACATCAAGGGCGAGCACTCCGCCCAATGAGTCCGACATGAGCGATGTGGACAGGCGCGGTGCGATACCTGTGCCTATCTGCTGATATGTCAGGGTGGCGGCGGCCTTGTTGGTGGCCATGAACCAGCATACATCGAAGTTCTCCGAGACCTGCGAATCAGTGAGTATGCTGATTGTGTCACGCACCTCGCAACGTGGAAATATGTACGGAGTGCGCGGGATATTGTAGGGGGCGTCCAGCATGTCGAACCAGTATTCCGGGATGCGGCGTACGAACGTGACTGTACGGACGGGGGTCGAGGGGGTGACGGTCTGCGAGGCCGGATTGCCGGAGGCGTCATACAGCGCCAAGCAGCGGACGGTCAGGGAATCGCAGATGAGGGTTCGGTCAACAGTGAGCTTGGAACCGTCAGCCGAGATTTCACCCCAGTAGTCGAGAAGGCTGTCGCCGACGGCGCTCCATGTGCCGTCATCACGCAGGACTTCCCAGATGAACTTCCGTTGGGAGGCGGGGATGTCTTCCTTCCCGATGCTCAATCTGGCCGTGATGACCTGAAGGGGGTTATGACGTACGGGGTTGTATATGACCTGAGGGGGTGTGTCGATCTCAAAGCGCATGGAGGCCGCTTCCGTGTTGCTGCGCAGGATCTTGGACAGATTGAACCTGAATATCTGGCCTGTACGCGGGTCGACGAACTCTGCCTGAAACGTCAGTGTCAGCGGGAGTGCGGGGTCAATGTTGTGTCTGACCTGTATCTGGCCGGCGTCTGACGATCCTTCCGCCCCTATGATGTAGCCGGGATCTGTGGTGGAGATGATGCTTGTCTTTCCTGCGAGCGTGGCGTACCATCTGATGTTGGCGAGGCGGGAATTGATGTCGCCGGAGGGGATGATTCCGTCAAGGTCAATGACGGAGATATTGGCCCTGACGGTCAGCGGTGTGAGGGTGTAGTCCGGTGTGTATGTACCCGTGTTGGCATCAAATGTCTGTCTGTCCGGGACTGAGCCTGTCACCGTGATGGACTGCGAGGGCTGCAGGGGCTTATAATTGAAGTCGAATCTTCTTGTTACTTTCATGTCGATATTGATGTGCTGTATCAGTATTCAAATGATGTGGATGCGACGGGCTCGGAAGGAGAACCGTCGCGTAACGTGACGGTGGCCGTGAAGCGGAGTGTCTTGGGGGTGTATCCGTTGAAGTCACAGTCGTCGCGCGTGATTGTTATGCTTTTTCCCGCTCCTATGCGTTTTGCCGCCCATGCCGCGTCAGATGCAGGGCGCGGACGGCCTTCCGCGTCCTCGGAATAGCGTGTCCAGACTACATCTGCGTCAAGTATGTCGTCCGTTATGTCCTGATTGTACATCCATGCCACGATTTCCAGCGGGCATTCGAAGGAGTCAGGATCAAAGAGGTAGTCCGTGTCACGGAATTCGACGGTGAAGTAGGGATTGCCTTCAATGAACATCCAGTCCGTTGATGACCATTCAGGAATCTGGCCAGTGCCGGTGACGAGACAGCGGAAACGGCAACTGCCGTACCATACGTCCGATGTCTCGATAACTCCGGTGGCGGGGTTGAGTGTCTGGTAGTAGTATGTGGCCTGAGGGTCATATATGCCACGGTCAACGATCGATACGCGGGAGGCTTCGAGATGCAGCCTGATGGCCTGTTCAAGAATCTCAAGTGCGGTGCGGGCTTTGTTAAGCGCGGTGTCGGCTTCGCGTATGGCCTGTTCGATGTCATCAGTGAGATTGGCCTGATATACCTTGCGCAGCAGCTTCAGCAGCTCTTCAAGGATGATACCGAGGCGCATGGGGGAGATGGAATCCTGAATGATTTCGTTTTTCAGGGATTCTATTTTTGCTTTAAGCGCGGAGACATCGAGCATGGGTGGGAGTTTTTTATGACAAATTTAGCGGGAGGGCGCATGGTGATAAAAGACAAATCACTATGTGTAGCCTTTGCGACGGTAGTAGGCTGTGTCGGCACGGAATTTGTCAGAGTCAAGGGAGGAACAGAACATGCCTTTGAATTCATCGGCAAGGGATTCGGCCATGAAGTCGCGGAGGTTAAGGACGGATGAGTAGTATTTTGTGCTGAACCACCGCCGGGGCTCGCGTGGATGGCCACTCGTCTCGCCTCCACCCCATTTCGGGCCTCGTTTTCTCGGTTCGTCAAGCTTGTGTTCCCTGCGGTAGTCAGCATCAAGGCACTTCACGTCACCGGTATTCCCATGAGGGATTTCGCGTCCTGTGCCGAGATCCTGCCAAAGTCCGTATTCAAGGAAGGTTTGCGACAGTGTGATGTCATAGAACCGGCCGTCAGCCCTGACTTTGAGTGCGAGGGGGGAGCGCCACAGTGAGCCGGTATGATATACGCCCAGCTGTCTTATGCGCTCCTGCCAGATGTCGATCATGGTGCTGTTCCAGCCATTGACGAATTTACGCCTTTCTTCTTCGGCTGTCATTCGGATTCCCATTCGTCAGGATTGTATGTGAGGTCAGTGTATGTGTCGACTGCGATCTGGAAGAAGGCGCAGGCGCAGCCGGTGAAGAAGTAGCGGTCAATCTCGGTGAAGGAGATGCGGGGGTCAATGAATATGCTGTTTTCCTCAAGGCGGATCTTTTCAAGGCATAGGACTGTCATGAACTGCCGGAAGAGCTCGCGCATGCCCTCAAGCATCCGCTCGCGGGCTTTTACGTCGGCGACGGGATGGCGGCGGGCGAGAAAGATGGTTTTGACCCGGCGGGTGTGCGGGGTGTTCTCGATGTCGAGACCTCCCTGAGATTCGTCGCTGACGGCGACGAATGCCTTTGAAGAGTGCATTGTCCCGAGGGCTTCATGGAAGCCTTCGAGGGAGGATACGCGCGCGAAACGGTATTCATGGGCTTTCGCAAGACGGTTTCGGGCGGTGAGACGCTCAAAGAAGGCTGCTGCGTCCCAGTGGAAATTCGAGTCGTTCATTTCTGTACTGGTGTTATTTTTTGTTGTATCTGCGGCGGAGTTCTTCATATTCGCGGGCCTGTGCATCAAGCTCCGTGAGCGCCCTCATTGCGTCAAGGGCGAGGATTTCGCGCTCCTTGGTGATGTCACCCTTGGTGAGTGCCCTGATCTGTGCGTCAATGCCTCGGCGGATTTCGTCATAGGTGGGTGGGAGTGGTTCTTCGTCATTCCCGACTGTCTTAAAGAAGTCCGGGAACTGGACCGATACGAGGTTCTTGACCCCTGCCCACCAGAAAAATATCCCGAGGGTGGCGGCGTCATCCGGGCGGATGTCTTCCTTGCGGTAGAGGATCGCCGCCATCTGTCTCAGCAATGTGTCATCTGGATCGAGCTGGTAGCGCTGCCAGAGTGTTTCGCATGCAAGCCATGAGTCAAATGACAGTCCGGTGGAGAGGTCCGCGGGTATGGCTTCCGCTCCGTCAACGCTGTCGAGCCGGACGGGTTCGAGGGGCGGCAGTCTTATCCAGTCCAAATGCGAGATGGCCGATGCCAGTACGGCTGCAGTGAGTGTGAATTCACGGCCGGCGTGCCGGAAGATGTCGCCGGAGGTGCAGGGGCATACGAGGGTGATGCCTGTCCAGCGGAGGAAACAGAGTGTCTGTACACGCGCTACGGTATTGGCGACGTAGGCTTCACGGGAGGGGAATGCGGTATGGAGGCTGGCGCGGTTGACGGACACCATTGCCGACAGCAGGAAACGGAGCTGTTCCTGTGTCAGCTCAGTCCATGAGCGCGGAACTGTAACGTCGATTGTCATCAGAAGAAGAATCCGCCCTTTACGGTGTTTTTGAATGGTTCGACCCTGAGTTTATCGCCCATTTCAGATTCCCAGATTTCACGGATTTCAGAAGAATATCCGATTTCCCGGATCACGGGTTCGACAAGATGCCATATTTCATGGGGGTCAGGGCAGCGGGTTTTCTGGTCGCGCGAATGGCAGGCAATATACCGCAGCTCGGCACGACGGATCATCTGCCATAGATTCTTTTCGTCAACAGATGCTTCCGGATTATAAATGGCGCCACGAAGCTTAAGCATGAGCTTCCTGCCGAGATATTCATGTTCAAGCTCTGTCTGAAACCTGAGTGCGATGTCACGCATGGCCCGATAGGCGGAGAGCAGGTCCGTATCCCTCTTACAGCTCTGTGCGTCATCGAGCCCGAACAGGAATGTTGCGAGCCAGTAATCCCCCATGGCGGTGTCGCGCCATCCGGGGGTATCGAGAAGCATCATGATCAGGGTCTGGAGGTTTGCGTCAACGGAGGACTTCAGGGAGGCGACGAGGCGTTCGACGCGCTCCTTTGAGGCCGGGGCACGGCCGTCAGTACTTATGACGGCGAAACCTGCGGGGCTGAGTGTGATGTCCAGCGATGGCACCGCCTCGGCGAAGGCTTTGCATACGATTATCTTCTTGGCGAAAATTCCGACCGAAGGGGAAGGTTCATAGCCTTCGCCTATAAAATTGCCGGTGAGCCAAGCTGCGGCGGATTCGAGCCACGGCCTCAGTTTGTCAATGAGCAGATCCTCTCCTTCAACTTCGTGTATGACATTCGGTATCAGGGAGCGTAGCTCGGCATTAGTCATTGTCTGTATCATTGTTTTCAGATTTTGCGGATACTTCTTTTGCGTCGGAGTGTTCGTCAAGAGTGGTCAGCTGCATGAAGGGGCAGTCAACATGCACTCCTTTCCACTTGTTGAAGCGTATTATTATTTCATGTACGAGGAAGAGAATGTCATGATAGGGCTTCTGGAGGGCCTGTGCGATGGTGTAGAGTTCACGTTTGTCCGATCCGGAGTTGTTTGTCTGGGCTTTCCCGGGCACTGAGCCGACGAGGTTCGAGTGGACGCGCATGGTGAAACAGACCATGTTGACGGCTTCGGCGATGTCGCTTTCCCAGTCGCCCCCTTCCTTTGTCCTGCTGTCGATGGAGGTGACGGTTATGTCGGGCGATTCTCCCTTGCCGTCAAGGGAGATGCTTTTCGGTGTGAACAGCACTGCTCCGGTGTTCTCCACGTTGGTGAGGAATTCGAGCATTTCCTGTTTTTTCTCGTTCATCAGTTCTTCCCGCTTCTTGTGGTCGACGATGTGCCGGCTTGTGAAAAGGTTGTCCCAGTAGCGGGGGGAGACCTCGATGACGTATTTTATTGGGGCGGCGTTTTTTAATTTGGATGTCTTGGCTTCTCCGATCAGCCGCTTTATGTTGTACCAGCTTCCTTTGAAAAGGGCTGCGTAGTGGGGGATGGGATAATACATGGAGTCCACGCCCGGAAATTTGGTGAGGATGGCGAATTTACGGACGGAGGTGACTTTATCACCGGCGCTGTTTCCGCGTGTTGCCCGGAGGCCCATGCGCTGCTGGAGATCCTTCCACGGGGAGCGCGGGTCAAGAAGGTCGATTACCTCGACCGTGTCAGATTGCGAGAGATTGCGGAACGGGGCGAACAGTATCTTGGTTATCCGGCCTGTCTTCGGGTCAGCGGGACAGAAGCGGCAGTAACAGGCGGGCTTGCGGTGAAGCTCGACAATCCTGTCGCCGGCATCATTCAGGATTATGACGGTGACGGCGAAGTTGAAGTGTTTGAGGTCCTGACATACGCCGAGGAAGTAGTCAGGCATGGGATTGTCAAGGAGGAAGTCCTCGACTTCCGCCCTGACTGCTTCGGTGGCAGCCCCGGTACAGTATTTAAGGCCGCTGCCATAGCAGACTTCGGCATTGAAGATCTGGCATGTGGAGAGGGTCTCGTCCTTTTCGATAAGGTCAATGAGGTTATAGGGCAGCATGTCATCTGCTCCCCATGTGACGTATTCGATGCCGTCAGGGGTACGGGTGATGTTGCAGTTGTCGGCGTCGCGGAAAACGGCGGCGGTGGAGGTGACGATTGCTGCCCTGACGTTGGTACGGGGGACATGATGGACTGAGAGGGTGTCGAAGCTGTAAGGCTGTGGCCTGTCGGCCGTGTGACTTGTCTTTTTCATTACTGGAGAGAGTGGACTGGGTTTTACAGGTAGACATCGAAGTCATCAATGCCTATGATGCAGACGTCATGGATGGTGCGGATTTCGCCGGACCGTACGGATTTGACTGACCTTGTGCCCTTGTAGCGGTCAAAGCTGAGCGATATGATGTCGCTGAATTCGATAAGGCGGCCTTTAACGGTGACGACCCGGAGCGAGACGCGCTCGCCACGGTCAAGCATGGCGCGTGCCTGTGATATGTGGATGGCTTTTTTCATTGCTGTGGACGGTGGTTTTCTGACTGTGCCGGTGTCAGGTGAATTCGGCTGTAAATTCCTGTGTGAATATGTGTGTGCGACCGGGCATGAGTCCTCCCATTTCATCCAAGGAGAGACGTGGACGCTTCCCGGGGAAGCGGAATGTGAATTTGAGGGATGTTAGCGTGTCATCGCTGTTGTCGGCCTCGAGTGTATGGTCAGTTATTATGACGGGACATTCCTCAATGGATGTGCAGAGGCTTATGTCACGCGAGCCGATGAGCTGTTCGATTTCACCGGCCTGTGCGACGGTGAGTGGTGCTGTCTGCACTTCATAGGTGCGCTCGGAGGTGCGGTTATACTGGGTGAACCTGTCGGAACATACGGCTGTCTCCCGGTCAAATATGGTTTTACGGCTGACTGTGCCGACTATATCGAGGTATTCGACGGCGTTGAATATGTTGCGGAAACGGAAGGTGAGATAAAAGGGGTGGTCAACGATGTAGAAGAGTTTCTGCCGGCGGCCATGGCTGACGGTGAAGTAGGCGGCTTTCTCGACGGGGGCGTTGTCACCGGCCGGGGTGGCCGCGGCGAATCCGATGATGTCACTGACGGCGAATGAGAGGTGGTCAGCGCCGGGGGTGCGGGTGAATGTGCGTTCGGCCGAGGTCAGCGATCCCGCTGCGTCAAACCCTACGAGGCGGACACGGTAGGTGGCCGGCCCGTCCGGGAGGTGGGCGAGGGAGACGGCTGATCCGGTATGCACGATGGTGTGCCCTGAGGCGCACAGGAATGACAGCGCGGGGTCAAAGTCAGCGGGAAGTTCGTATTCGCAATGCAGGGCGGTGAAGGTGGCGGCCACGTCATCAAAGCGTATCTCTATGTCATCGGACATGAGGCCGAGGGCGCGGAAGCGCTCCTCGATGAGCGTGCCGATGTCGGTGAATTCGACAATGCCGTCAAAGGGATAGAGCGTGGTGGAGAATATGATGTCATGCGCGGCGGCAGGACTGCGCACAATCTCGACCGTCAGTTTCGGCCTGTCGGTACTGACGCGTAAGGAGTACAAGGCCGATGTAAGGACGGGCAAATCCGGGGACGGGGGGTTGAGTATCACTGTTGACATGATGCAAATTTATTCTGCGTGGGAGCGGGGATAAAAGACAAACAAGGCGAGTGGCACTACCACATATCAGGAGTGCCACTCGCCGGCGCGGGTTTCCCCCTGCGAGGACGTGGTAAATGCGGGAGGGAGATTTATTCCCTCCCGCGTGGAATCATTCAGGCTGTTCGTCATTCAATATGTATCGTGCAGCTTTTTCAGCTCTTGATGCAGCCCATACAATGGCCACAGGGTCATTTTTAAGAGCACGACGCCAGCCTTGTATATATGCCACGGAATTTCTGAAGGCTTTTTCCGTGTCAACGCCTGTGCGGTGGCACAGCATGGCAGCGGAAATCTCGGCTACAAGTTCTTCACGCGAATAATCTTCAGAACCGAAAAACGTTATACCCTGCGACGCTTTCCGATTGCAGCGTGATTCGGTTAGTGTGGAATGGCTTAATTCGTGGAACGTGGTTGAGTAGTATTCGGCGATGTCTGCAAACTGAGACGGATTCGGGACTTTTACGCTATCGTCAAATGGTCTGTAAAACGCTCTGTCAGATGCAGAGTTATCAAAATTTATATTTTCCCGGCTGATATAGGCTGAAATTACGGCTTCCGCTGTATTATCAAGTGTATGCGTGTAACCTGATGTGTCGATTTGCGGGCAATCTATGCCGTTAATATCGCTCTGATGAAATACGCGGTACATTTTCAGCATTGGTATATTTTTTTTCATCGGAGATTCTGCTTCGTTCTCATCTTTCGAACCTATCACTATATTTGAGTCAACAGTGAGTGTCTTATAGAAAAAAATAGCTTCTGATTTTGCGCCCTTACGGATGTGACCGCCTCGCTCTTTCACTTGTTTAAATGTGAAATAGAAACCCGGACGTTGACCGAGAAGAAGCTGATTTAAGAGGGAATAAGGCTTGTTAGTGGCACCGCTACGGCAGGAGAAAGAAGCCGCCCAAGGCTTTTGCCATGAAATTTCGCCCTTATCGAGCATTTCTATGATTTTGGCGGTGACTTGTTCGTATATTTCAGATTTCATTAGGAAGAAAAGTATTGAATTTATAAAAAAGAAAGGAGAATGAGTATGTAGATTATTTTATGGAAACACTGGCCTGTGCCTTTGCCCGATTGCATATTGCGCCTGTGCGCTGTATTTCCCACAGAAGGAGTTCAAAGGCTCTACGCGCTATATAGAGACCATGACGCTTTTGCAAACTAAAAGCATAATCCATGGCATTTGCCGCATTTGAAAAGATTATTGACTCTGTGGTGGTACGCTCGGCCATGTGATAAATACCTACTGACAGGCGACCTGCTACATAAGTGGCATTTATAAAAGATGGTACGATAAAGTTGTTCGGATTCTGGATGGTGTTGGCTGTCTGTTGCATGGTAATCATTATTTTTTCATGTTATTTATTTGTGATGTCAGCATCCGAAGAAGATGCGGAAGAATGCTTTATTGACCTCTACCTCGAAATGAGCGGAGCCGTTATTAGACGTGCGGCCATTTATCGGATTGGAGGAGAGGTGAGCAGCTTTTATAAGCTCTTGGGATTTATTGATTTCAGGCTTCTGTGAGCCAGCGGGCTGTACTTTATTCATGATTTTCTTTTCCATTTTTCGTCCTTGTTATCGAGTTTGATTTAGCTTTTACATTGCAAGGAGAGGGTGGACGAAAGCTCCAGAGGCAAATTTTTGGAGGAAAATACTCTGCCGCAGGGAGGAAGATTTTCAACCAAAGCGAAGCCCAATTTGCATGGTGCGTGTCTGCCCTAACTTCGCGATGTAAATTGCGTCCAAATCAAACCGGATGCAAGGACTCCGGGAAAATGGATAGGAAAACAAAAAAGATGTACAGCCCGCCGGATCACAGAGGCCGGTGCATGCAGAAATCAAGAAATACCAAGAGAAATGAGTCAGGGATAGAAACCGACAGGCCGAGACTCCGGCTCGGTGCAACGCATGATAGCCCGGCCCGCAGGGAGACTCCATGAAAGAAAAAAAGGCCGTCCACCGGCGTGACCGGGAACGACCTGAGGAGAGATTTTTAAGGAGAGAGGAGAACGGTGTGTCAGGAAGGGGGTGAACGTGTCTTGCGCATGGAATAGCCCACTGGAACGGCTATGGCGATAACCAGTATGAACAGGAGATATATAAGGGGGGTGTTTAAGGATGATAGCGGAGATCCGCGCGTGTCCCGGGTGTCCTGCTGCATGGCGGATCCGCTACTGGCAGAAAGATCTATGTTATCCTGTACAGAGGCGTTGGAATGCCCGCCGGTGTCAATCGTGGCCGAATCCTTTGTTACGGCATGCCCGACGGTGATTGTCATCGGTGCGGGAGGAAGTCCGGGATGTAATGTGTCCGGGGGATAGAATACGATTTCCAGTCCGGACAGTTCCATTGCGCGGGTGGCTGCGAGCAGGGTGTGGAATCCATTATCAGCACGATAAACATGTGTGGCGTCAAGATCAATCCGTGAGGAGTCCGCATAGTCAGTGCGGGTCTGCCTTGAGGAGTGGCAGGAGCAGAAGGAGAGGAGGAGAATGAGTATCAGGATCGGATACGGGCTGGTCAGAAGTCGCATAGCTTGAAGGATGGACATGCTTTGTTTGCAAATTCGTGGTGACAGTGTATGGTCGCTCCGGGATATCTCAGCTGCAGAGAGGCCACAAGATCATGCAATGATTTTTTCTGAGCCGGTGTGCGGGTGTCCTTGGGTGTCACTCCGTCAGTGGCGCACCCGCCGATGTAGCTGATTCCGATGGAGCATGCGTTCTGGCCGAGGCAGTGCGCTCCGACGACGGATTCCGGGCGGCCGGGATGGACGGTGCCGTCGCGGGAGATGACGTAGTGATAGCCAATGTCACTGAACCCCTGCGCAAGATGCCACTGCCGGATCTGTTCTACTGTAAAGTCCTGACCTTCCGGGGTGGCGGTGCAGTGGAGGATTATTTTGGTGATGCTCCGGCGATAAGGGGCTATTCCTAGCGCCGACCATGTCTTAGGGCCGACGATGCCGTCAGCCTCAAGCCCCTGAGAAAACTGATATGTTCTGACTGCTTCTTCGGTGACCGGGCCGAAAATGCCGTCAGCAATGAGCGCGAGGCTCGATTGCAAGGTGCGGACATCCTGTCCGCGGCTTCCTAAGCGTAGTGTCTGCATGATGGATCGGGTTTTGTACGGTGTTCAAACAGGGTCATTATCACAGGATTTTTTTATTTCGATATTCATAAGCGAGCCGGCTATGGCGATGATTTTGGCGAAGAGGATGAGGGTGACGTTGCTCAGCTGTCCGACGGGAGGGCTGAAGAAATCGTAGAGGATGAGCGCCACGGCCACTATGATCAGTGTGATTCCGAGAATGTGGCGGTGGGTCTGAATGGTGGACTTTTTCATTGCGGAGAGTGATGGATGATTATGGCGCAAAGTTACGCCGGGATGTATTTACGGAAAAAGACAGTACGAGTCACATGACGCCGGATACGTCCATGAATGAGCTGCCGAAGTAGGGGAATTTCTCACAGCCGATGTAGAGGGTGTCGAAGGCGTCGGTGCCATCGGTGCGGAGTTCGAGGCGGTCATCCTCGGTCTCGGCCAGTTTTTCGCCTGATTTGTCCTTATGGAAGCCGTTGCGGCCACGGGTGACTCCGGCGGACTGTACGGCGAGGATCAGATCGTCATTGTTCTGGCGGTTGAAATATGGTGTGAGACGGTTTTTGCCGGCAAAGGCGTTGTTGATGAGATGGTATTTTTCCTCGTGGCGCATTGGATTGCCAAGCGGAATTGCCACGATGTGCCATCCGTGTTTTTTGAATTCGTCGATTATGGTGTACCTGAAGTCGACCGAGTTGACCGCATAGTTAGATCCGAGAGCGGTAGTGTCATAATAATAAACCACCGTCTTACATTTGTGATGTGCGTAATACCGGCAGAATTCAGCTATCAGTGCCGGCAGTTTGCGTTCGTATTTAACATAGAACGATTTCAGGATATTCAGGCGGTTCAGGCTCTCGTCAGCCTGTCCGGCTACAATCCAGTTGATGTTGGCATTGTAGTCCATGCCGATGCAGATAGGACGGTAGGGGGCGAGGTCGCGGTCAGCACGGCAGTCAAGTGCGTCAGGCTGGAAATCGTAGCCGAGATTGTCGAGATACCCGAAATCGCTGTCGTTGTATTTGTGATCCTCTTTCATGGATGAGTAGAAGCCATCGCGGGCAATGCCTATCTTCCGACACATTATCGAGGTCTGGAAGGTGAGGGGCGTGAGGTCGCGTTTCATATCGCGAAGGTATTGTTCGCCCAGCAGTTCGACGTTTTCGACCGAGGAGTATTCGCGATAATATGTGGCCACTGAGCGGAGCTTGTTGATGTTTGCGTCAAGGCGACGGAGATGGCCACGGAGGTATGCGGGCGGCTCGATGCCTTTTTTCCTCATTTCGAGGATTTTCTGTTTAAGCCTCCATTGCTCGTAGACTCCTGCCTCGATGGCTCGGATGATTTCCGGGTTCATCTTCTTTTCGTATTCGAGAAACCATGAGCCTTTTTTACTCTGCGGCATGTCGGAAATAATTAGGACAGCATGGTTGAAAGAATGGCGAGAGAAGTGAGTCTTGATACCACCATTGGCGGGGAATGTTTCCTCATGTAGAGCGACCGGGTCAATGAACTTTGCCTCGTCGATAAGGAGCCAAGAGAGAGTGAGACCGTTTGATGAACCGGCACGGTCCTGAGAAATCATAATGGCTACAGAGCCATTATAGAAAGAGATTACATTTTCCCACTGGTGCGGCTCGATAATAGGAGTGGCGAAGGACTTAGGCGGTCGACGCCCTACAACGTAGTGAACGCCTTTTTTATAGCCCCATCTCGCCCATGCGGCAAAAAGAGCCGGAAGTGTGTTTGTGAGGCCATGCTTGAATGTAGGCACGACAATGCCGCCCGAAGACCCGGACATGCGTTGCATCATCTTTAGGGCGTATGGGGCCGCTATGGAGTCGGTTTTACCAGTACGACGCCCGGCGACGATAACAGTAGTTCTCGCAGCTACAAGTTGGGCCATCATCTGCGGGCGGTTGAAGTATGTCGGTTTAGCCTTGGGGTTGGTCAGTTCCATCGGAGAGAGGTGCAAAAAGTTGTTTTTCTTCGAGGTCGGCTTCTTCGAACTCGACATCATCAATGTCACGGAAATCGCGCGACAGCTCCTTGGTGAGCCTTGCGATATAGTTGTAGGCATCGGGGATGGGTTCAAGCCCGAGTACACGGACATCGAGTGTGGCGCAGAAGGGCTGAATGACGATATCGTCATATGGCATTGTCATCTCATCCTCCATGTCGACGCGGTTATATTTGGCGTAAGAGGCTGCGACGCGTTCCATAGTTTTCGTGTCCTTGCGTGCCTTGGCCATTGCATACGTCTCAAGAAACATTTCATTTGCACGCGCCCTGTGGAAATCGCGGGATTTCTGCGAGAGGAGAGGCACGAGCTGATGAATGATATTTATATCAGAATAGGCCGTCGACTGCGAGACATCATATCGAGACATGATGGCGTCGCGCAACTGGCGGTCTTTCATTGACGGATTCGCGAGCCAATAGTTATACATCTCGCGGAGGCGCAGAACGCGCTCAGCGAGGGCGAGCGGGTATTTTTCGCGCAGCTCGTCTTCGGCGGCAAAGAGGTCGACCTTGCAAGCCTCAAGCGGAGAGAGGAGATTGGGCATAAAGGTGTGGGATTTTTGCGCTATTCGTCATCTTCCATATCGAGCAATGCCCGCTCTGACATCTCCAGAGCCACGGGCGAACCGACACGGGCGAGCATGGCCATCTGTTTGCGGTTCTCGATTTTCTGTGAGAGTTTGCCTTTGAAGTAGGCCTTGCGCGCTGGAGAGTCGGCCATTGCGATATCGCTCTTGAATTCCTCTTCGGGAAGGTCAAGGGTGATCGCTATTTCGGTAGGTGTGATGTAGAGTGCCGCCATCTGTTCAATGGTGGTCAACTGTCTGGCTGAATATATCATGGAATGGTACTGATTGGCGGGTTATTACATAATCGAGCTGCTGATACAGGCTGTCAAACACGGCAGTGTCGGTGGTGATGAATCCGGATTCGTAGCGATTGCCACGGGTAAGGTTCTGCGACATGACGACGGCCACTTTCCATTGCTCATTCGATACGAGCAGGATTTTTGAGTGGTTGTCGGCAAGGTGGCATCGTCCGATTGTCTGTGCGATGAACGGCCATAGCTTCAGTGTCTTGTTCGTGGCCTTGAAATCAAGCACGATGTCAAGAGAGCGCACAAGGCCTTCCTTTTCGATGAAAAATATCCGGCGTAGAAATTCTTCAGAAATCGAGAAGGAGGTCATCCGTATGTCCGCCGGGCCTGTCTGGGACAGCGTCCATCTGAGGATGTCGGCTACCTGCAGCGCATTGCTCAGATATGCCTGACAGCCTTTCCCGGAGAGCGGTGACAGGATGTCGGCTATTGATTCACGGCGGTTGATCATATCAGTCCGGCTGCTGCCATTTTTTCACGGATGGTGACCGTGGGGGAGTCAATTTTCGCATACGTGGCCCGGATGCGGTCAGCCAGTGCGTCATCGGGATTGGCGGGGTCATATTTCCCGAGGAGCAGATGTATTACGCGCGCGGCATTCCGTGATTCTGAACGCGGATCGGTGACGAGCTGCACTGATGCGGGCGGTGTGCCTTTGATGTAGTGGTCATACCGATTCCAGTTCTCCCGGTAGAGTGTGTCGAGGGCGATGATTTCCTTTGCCCAAGGGTAACGGTCAGAGTCAGGGCATGTGGAGTTCTCGGGCGTGATCATCCGTATCTGCAGATGGCACTCGCGTATTTTGCGGTGAATCTCTGCGTTATCGAGATACAGCTGCCTGATTTCGTCCGGCAGTTCGTCATGGTCAGCCCGTTTGCCTCGCTGCAGCTCTGTCCGTCCGGTCAGCCCTTGAGTATTCCCAAGTCCATGTGCGCGTGCGATGGCGTCAACTTCGGAGAGCATGGAGCTGACCTGACTGTGCGTTATGTCGGCGAGACGGTTTTTGTATATCTTATTCAGGTGATATTCGATAGTGCCGGCATGACGCGCGAGATTGCGGGTGACGTTGGCGTACAGGATTCTGTTCCTTGTGACCCGCAGCAGTAGATCCGCTCCTTCATGGAGGGAACGCTGCGAGGGTTCTGTTTCAAGCCATTCCTTGATTTTAGGGGTGAGTTCGAGGTCGATCATACATTAAATGGTGTTTTTACTTTGGCTCATCCGGCAATGCTCCGGTGGCTCAAAGCTTGTTGTTTATTCCGGCGACAAAGAGTGTGTTCCTGCCGTGTGCCAGTAAAAGTTCGTGCATGCCCCTGAGGGTAGAACCGGTGGTGACAAAGTCATCGAATACAATGACATTAGGCTCTGCCGGGAGTATGTTAAGCGTGAAGACCGCGTTGATTCTCTGCCGTGAACGGCAGATGGCGACATCCTCGTAGAAGGGGATCTGCAACCGTTCGCCGATCTGCCGGCATATAAGGGTGGCAAAGTTGTGCTCCTTGTGGCGGCGTTTGGGTGAGGTGCAGATACACCAGTGGCCGGCGGATATGGCCGTGCCGAGGTAACTGATGAGAAAGTCCGACACGGCTTCCGCGAAATGCGGTATTTCAGCCGGGTCAGACTTTATCTCGGAAAGGGTTCTTCCCATGAGTGACTTTTGCCACAATGACAGAAACCATAGTCCGGCCCGTGGCGTGATTCTCGGGCGAAAGGTGAAATTGCACCTTGCCTCTGTGGTTTTGTCCCATGCCTTGCGCTTGCTGACGGCGAAGATGTCCTTGACGGACGAACGGCCATCGCGGGACGGATCACCGAGGGCCGGCGAGCCGTCAGCCACCTCGAAGTCCGCGAGGATGGAGGTGATGCCGGCCAGCAGCCCTGCGGTGTTCCCGTCAGCGGGTTCAGGCTGCTTCATTGATGATGCCGTCCTCGGTTTCGATAGGACCGGTATAGAAGGGGGTCTCCACGGGGTCATCCGCTTCGACAAGGATTGTCGTGCCGGCTGTGCCGGTGGCGCCCTGTCCGTTGTCACGCGAGGGAGATACGAGCGCTCCGTCATATTTCTCGCAACCGATCACGCGGTATTTGCCCCTCATGTCCTCGACGAGCACGACGATGCGGGTGTTGATGAGCGATGTGGAGGCGCTGGCGGCTTCCTCGTCAATTTTCGGATGAACGAACGAGCCTGTGACCTTGAATGTGCGCGATGGTTCTTCGCCCTGTGGCTCGGATTTGAACTCGGCTTTGCCGGGAAGGTGGTCCAGCGCATGCCATTTCTCGCCTTCGGCGAGCTTGAATGCCCCGGTGTAGACTGATGACGTCGGGCGTTCGTATTCGTCGACGGGGATTTCTGGCCAGCCGACAATCGCGCCGAGGGCTATGTACCAAGCACGGCGCTTAATGCCCGGTGTGACGGGCGCACCCTGACAATATTTCATATCGCGCAGGGTGCTGAAACATTTGTTGTTAGTAGCTTCTGACATAATTCTGCATGATTAGCGGTTAGGCGGCGAGATCGATGAAGCGGAAACGGCGCGGGTCGATGGTGCGGAACTGGAATCCGAGCCACATGTCGGAGGCCATGGAGAGGTCATAGTGGCCTGAGCGCATGATATCGACCGATGTCTGGTCAGCGTCATTGTAGGTGCCGTAAAGAAGGTTTGATGTCTGGGTGACGATTGCCTTGTCTGTGCCGTCAAGTTCGGGTACGGGTATAAGTGTGAGCTTATGGCCGGAACCTTCGACATAGGGCTGGTCATACTGCTTGTTGTAGACGAGGCCGTTGTGCGTGAGAAGATATGATTCGTTATAGGCATCCGCGAATGAGGTGGGGCAGAGCATTACGTTGTTCTCACGGCGGAGGAACTGGTTCGACGAGAATACGATCTCCTTGGCGATGTCACAGGCATTCGCGTTAGTGACGGCCTCCCCGACCTTGTAGAGATTGCCTTTGGCGACGGATATGTTGCCGTCCTCGATTTCCTGCTGGGCGATGGTGAGAAGGCCGTCGCAGAGGTCAAGGGTGGTGTCACCGTCGGGGTCGCGCTTTCCGGTGAAGGCGCACTGTGCGATGTGCTGACCGCGGGCTTTCACGAGCTGTGCGAGCACGAGGAAGGTGGTGCCGGCTTTTTTGATGGCTTCGGTTATTACGGGGTCATGGTAACCGAGGGGGATGTCGAGATAGTCGACGGGTGCGAAGGTCTCGATCACGTTGCCATGAAATGTCTCGATTTCGCGGTAGTCGATGTTTACGGATGCTTTGGATACGCGGTCGCGCTTGAAGGGGGCGAACTGCGATTTGCCTGATATTTCTCCGAAACGGCGTTTGCCACGGAGCTTCTTGACAGGCACGAAATATTTCAGTACGTCAGCGGCAGCACGGATGGGGAGCTGTCGGAGGACGGGATCCCACTGTATGCAGGTGTCCTTATACTGCTGAAGCACTTCGTCTGTGATGACGATTTTTGCTGAGTTGTCTGACATTGTGGAGAGAGATTGAGGTTAGAGGATTAGACGAGTCCGTCGCAGAGGGCGTCGCAGATTTTATCGATGTCGAGGCCGTTGAGAGGATTTGTGTCCTTGGAGGTGTCGGTGACACCGGTGGTGGCAGAGGCGGGCTCTTTGACGAGGTCAGCGATCTTTGCGTTGAGCTGGTTGATGGTGCTGTCTTTCTCGGTGATTTTTGCATTGAGGCCGTTGACGGCGGCTGCATGCCCTGACAGGGCGTTCTCAATGCTGACGGCCTGTTCTTCAGTGATGGTGAGCTTGCCGTCAGCAACAGTGACCGTGACACCGAGAAGGGCGGCGATGGCTGTGAGCGGTTTTGACATTTGATGATCGGTTTGTGCTGCCGGGGGCATTCGTGCCTCGGCAGCGGGTTTGGATTGTTGAGAGGTGAATAACTGCGCGAGACGTTCAAGGAATGATCCTTTCCTGACACCGACCGGGGGCATGGGGATTCCCTCTTTTGCGAACGCGTCAGCCACAACATCGGTGATTTCGGGGGCTGCGTCCTCCGGATCATCGGTGATTTCATCGACAAAGCCCCATTCGAGCGCCTGTCTGGCGGTGAGCCATGCGCCTTCTTTCATGAGGGCGAGCAGCTCGTCCTTTGGCTTTTTGCAGCGCGAGGCGTACATGCCGGCTATACAGCCGTCGATGGTGTCATTGTCCTTTCTGAGTTTTTCGAGGTCGGCGATATGGGCGGCGAGTTCGTCGGCGTTCATATAGTCCCACTCGAAAACCACACTCATGCACTTGTGCACGAGGAAGAGGGCGTTTGCGTCGATGGAAACGTGCTTGGCCCCCATCGAGGCGATGGTGGCTGCGGAGGCGTTCATGCCGACGTAGTGGCAGTGGACGTTGCCATGTAGCTTGAAGAGAGAGGAAATCGAGAGGGCTGTGTTGACACGCCCTCCGGTGGAGTCAATCAATACGCAGACCTCTTTGTCCTTGTGTCTGTCAAGGACGGCGTTGACCATGTCGGCGGAGAAATCCCAGTCGCCGACATAGCCCTTGAGGTAGAGATTGTAATTTTTTGGCATAGCGGTTGATTGTCTATGCCGCAAAATTATGTGGCGCGGGCTGCGTGGTAAAAGACTATAAAGGCTGTCAGATGATGCAGGGGAGCACTGATTTCTGTGCGATGTGGGTGACATTGTAGGTGCGGACTGCGGGGCTGCCTCCCGGCTCGCCTGTGGTGTCCGAATAGTTCATCACCGGGAACCGTCCTTCGCGTGTGCCTACGAGATATTGTTTTCCTCCCGCACCCGTGACCACGAAGGCGATGTGCTCGCCTTCGGGCAAAGGGTGGACAGTAGTGAATTCCAGTGTCGATTTTTCCTGTCGTGAGCCATTGACCTTTGTGCCTTCCCAACGGAGGGTCGGGCGGCCGACGAATGCGACCTGTTCCGACGGGGCTGCGATGGCGATCATGCAGCCGCAGATGGATTGCAGCATCAGTCCTGAAGGAAGGTCAGTGCAGCGGACAATCTGAATTTTTCTGATTCCGGGAAGGGTGTGGAAACTCATGGCTACGGGTGTTTCGGGTGGATTGGACGGGATGTGCGTTCTGGTAATTATCGCTTTTGAAGTCAATGGGTATTAACATATTTTAACTGCGATGCGCTTGACTTTTTTTCCGCATGCGTGAGTACATCTGGCGGATGGTCTCCCAATTGCGTTCGGAGCGGTCAATGCCGTGGCGGTCCATGAAGTCATAGATGATGTCGGTGATCTGGACATCGTGGCTGAACAGTTCGTGGAGCTCGTTGAAGAGCGTGGCCTGAAAGAGTTTCTTACAGGCGGAGATCAAGGCTGACTGTCCTGTCGGAGAGAGGTAGTTGAACGTGGCGGGATTCAGCCCCTTGAATGTCGGTACTTCCACTGGTAGTGATGAGTGGCCGTGGTCATGCTGACTGTGGCCGGGTGACTTGCGTAGTAACGAGGCGAGGACGGCGCGGGGGGCTGAACCCCTTGGAAACACTACTCTCCCCGATTCTGAATCCCAGAAATCATGACGAAGCCACTGTTCAAGATATTCAGGCGGATTGATGTAGACTGAAAATTGCGACAT